ATCAAAAGTTCTGCTTCATCCTTATGGAGTCCTTCAAGCATCTGAACAAACATCATCTCACGTTTGTTTCGACTTAAAGTAGGATTACCACCCTTGATGAAATGATACAACTTTCTGGATTCGTGCGACAATAGAGTATGTTCCGTTCCCTCTGGTGCATCATTTTGATTATAAGGAACATCGCCTTCTGGTAGTTCCCAAACAATTTTAGGGTCAAAGGATGCCTTGCAGACCATGCGAAGAGCATCTGTCTGATAATGTTTCAGAAAAGTAACCTTTTCCTTCTTTGTTTTAATTTTGGAAACCTTGGTTAAGATTTCTGCAAAACCTAGTGTGTATGTGTCGATTACCATTAAAATTCTCCTATCGATTCAACGAGGTTGCGTAACCTCTTTTGTGTAAAATAATTTAGTAGTTTGCTACGGTCACCATTTGGCGACTCATTATATTCTTTAATACATTCCAAAAATAACTCAGGCGGTGATTCTTTCAAATCAATCAGCGTCTTGTTTCTTTGGTAATTGCGCTTGACCTCATCATTCGGAAATACCCCCTCAACCATCGTAGCAATCTTCTTCTTACTTAGGGGTTTCTGACGAAGACCATCTACAAAGGTATTATCTGGGGATAGCACATTAGGAACACCATCACTGCTGTCACCCTTTAGAACATGCTCACTCAGATAAATATCTGGGTCAACACCATTGATAAATTTCTTAGTGATTGGGCTGTATTGTGTGACGTTACGATATTTCTGTAACTGGATGAAGTCCTTGTCACCAGACAAGATTAGTGTCTCACCGTTGTCAAACTCCAACTCACCACATAGGGCAGCAATGATGTCATCAGCTTCTGCGCCATAGACCTCTAGAAATTTGTATGGGAAGAACTCTTTCAGTTCTGCCTTGACTGCGTTCAGCACTTCGAAGATGGCATCCCAATCATTTGTGGATTTTTCTCTACCCTTCTTACGGTTGTGCTTGTACTCAGGGTAATAGTCTCGACGCCAGTAGTGTTTTGAGTCATAGCAGAGAACCAGCTCACCATACTCATCACAGAACCTCATGCGATACATGCGTAGTGAATTGAGGATCATATGGCGAACCATATCCTCATCGGGTTTAGTCTGCTTTGTCATGTGCAGATGCATCATTACGGATGCAACTGAAATCTGGTTCATGTCAACTAATATCATAATTATTCTTTCGTTCTACTTATTTATAAGTGTTGCATTGAAACTCATCATGCGGCGTTCGCCTTCTACAGAGAAGGGATACACAAGATGTTTCAACCAAGAGGGGAATACTAGAAACTTTCCCACTTCTGGTTTGAATTTTAAATTGTCAGACCGAAATGATTGGTTTTCACCAAATGAATATTCTATCAATCCCCTTGCAGGATAATGATCTTGAAAATCTTCTTCCCACTCATCATTCATACCCTCTGGCACCTTGAGATATATACCACCAGAGAAGTCTCCATTGTGGTGGTGCATTGGATTGAAGTCACCAGCATATTGACTAACTACCCAGCTGTGAGACAGATGAATATTGTCGATAGTTGGTTTCTTTCCAGTACCCATTCGAGTCCAAGGGTTATTTCTTTTCTTATCAATGTGGTGATTTAGATAATCAAGACAACCCTGTTTGATAATTTTAGACAAGAATATTTTATCAGCTGGATCAGTGACAGGAATTAGAATTTCTTTATTCACTTTACCAACAAGCTTATGTGACCAATCCCACTGTTGACTCCTTTTTTCACTAGAGAGAACACTATCGGCCACATCATTTACAACTCTTACAAACCTATCCGGTACAGTAGTTTCTAGGATTGTTGGACTAAATGGTTCATGAAATTTCTGGGTCATTATCTTCCTCTAATATATTAGCAAGTTTAACAATAGTATCAAAATCAACCTCTGTATTATATGTGTCACCAGATTCCATAATATCAACAAACTCATCCACAAACTTATGTGTTGGATGATCCATTTCCATATCCCTGTAAATAGAACCCTTAACCAACTCAATGAGCATGGCCATATCACGAATGAAAGTTTTATCACTAACAGCAATACCATTCTCACTCATTGTATGAATCATCTGAACCATTAAATTTTGAGTCAGTTCTTCAGCAAACTGAAGGTCTTGATGCAGTTCAATAACATCCTTATCAGGAAGCTTTACTTTTCTTCCGCTTTTTTCTGACCACGGGCCCTTTACTACGTTGTCCACTACCTGCGGTGGTGTCTTCTGATCGTCCATCGATTCCTCTTTCCTCATTGAACATTTCTTGTGTATAGGTGCATCCCATGTCTGGATAAAAAGTTCCCACGTTCCTCTTTGCTTGACCTTTATTTGGTCCATACCAGTAATATGCAAGTGCGTGGCACCTATTAACTATTTTACCTTGTTGGTCTTGACCATAAAACATATCAGTCCATGTACCACTTCGAAGATATGTTTGCATATTACGAACATAACCTTCATGGTCAGCAAGTTTTGCAATAGCACCCTTGACATTTTGTCTAACCGAAACACGTTCAGACTTTGCATAATCCTGTTGAACCTTGATCCACTGTTTGACCTTCTTCGGACTCAATTGGTGGTCATCAGGAAGGTCACGCAAACTCTCATGTATGTTGGTCTTACCATAATCAGGGTTCTTTGCGGCTCTCGCTTCTCTCGCTTTTGCAAGACGTTCTGATGCAGCAACCTTCTGTTCATCAGACATAGTTTTGCGGGGTTTGCGTTTCTTAGGTGCTTTCCACTCACTGTTGTCTGTAGTAGCGGTGATTTTCTTCTTGCGTGGCATTAGATTATTATCCCTTTAGTTTTATTCTGAAAGCAACTCTCATTGCTAGTTCTGGTGCCTTGACATCAGGTGATAGACCTTTATGAATAGTGTTACTACTAAAAACACAAATCTGGCCGGGTTTTTGCGAGAAAATTATTTTAGGCCAACCTACGTTATATCCCCTTTTGGGATGTTTCATTACCTCTTCTTCATCATCAAAAAACAATACGTCACCAGAATATATTGGTTTCCAATCTGGATTGATTGCAACTATTACGGTGTAGTATCCGGCAACTCCATAAAACTCTGGCTCGCTGTCTTTATGAATTCCACCGATTTCATCATCATCAATAAGAACATTAATTAATCTTGGTCCTCTTCCATTGATGAAACAATTTATCTTGTTTTCTTTTCCACTCGAAATAAATCCATTTTCTTCATAATGGTTTTTACCTGTTGTCGTTTTATTCATTCTTCCCGAACTATGCGATTCAGAGATTCCATCTTCGAAAGATGCCATATCATCAAACAAATTGTAGTTGATAATATTCCACATCTCTGCAACCAGTGGACAATTGTGTTCAACCTCGCTAACATTCTTACCAAGTGCTAAACGATACATTCCCTGTTGGGTAAAAGTATCTGTGAGTATATTATGTTTACCATGATGAAAATCATAATGAAGTCCTCGATATGGTGCGGCCCAAGTCCTTTCCTTTGCCCACTCATACACATCCTTAACTAATTTGGATGGAAGAATATCATTGTAAATATTTACGTCCATTGGATTAATACCCTCGTTCTTCCATTCGTTTTTCAAGATTACGTTTCTGCCTACGTTTTGCAGCGTCACGTTCATGTCGTTTCTTTTCACCCTTTGACACAAAAGCCTCTCGTTCTCGTAGTTCATTAAACAACCCATCTTCAGTGAGTTTCTTTTTTAGAATCTTCATAGCTTTGTCAACATTATTATTACGCACTTCAACTCTCATGTTATCTCCTCATTCTTGCAATCTCTGTTGCAAGTTCTTTATTGTCCTCAAAAATAGGGACACTGTTGGATTTATGCATCGTGGCAATACCGATAAGTTTACGTTTACCACTATACACATTCTCTTCCTTCTTAGCAGCAGAAGAATGGTAGAATTGGTCTGAATTGAAAGATTGGTGGAGGCGAGGAGAATCGAACTCCTGACCTGATGCTTGCAAAGCACCCGCTCTCCCAACTGAGCTACGCCCCCCTATACCCATCTTCTTTAAAAACTTTGCGTGTTGTCGCTCTGCCTCTAGGACAGAGGCCGACTTCTTTTTCTGTTTGCGCTTGCGAGTATTCGTAGTCGAATAATACACAGGCAATAAATGCATACCGCTCATTATATAACTATAAACTATTTTCTAGGATTTGTCAAGGTCTTTTATCACATCTTCAATAAGAATTAGTTCCTTGTCACCATCCTTATCCATTTTGGTCTTGATATAACCCTCTGATTCGAGAGTTTCAAGCATCGATTCTACAACATCCTCAACAGATGGTTGTGCAAAATAGTATCCTGCATAATATGCGGCACCGATAGCGCCCATTGCAAGGGTTGTGTGAAGGTATATATCCATAATTATATTTATCTCTTTCATTAGAACCAATCTACAAGAATACTATACACTAAAAATTGATCCCTGTCAACCCCTAATCGGCATTATTTTGATCGATGGTTTCGGCATCCAACTGTCAATTCTTTTACCCTATAGGGTTGATTAAGAACCCAATCAACTACCGATACACAATATCCTATTGTCATTTTTGGTTTGGTGCTTTGATTCACCGGAGAATCAAAACCACCAAATTTTAAAATTGTTGTGTCTACACCTTGATAATATAATTGTTCATTTGCTTTATCAAGTGCTGACTTCTGTACCGCATATAGAAATCTATTGTTTTTTTTGAGAATGCCGTCCGAGGCCCTAGAGCCTATGTTAATTATTTTTTTGTTGAGTTCAGCAGCCTTATACAATAACTCAACTTGTTCAAAACCATTATGCTTACAGTTTATAAAAACATCACACTCCTCTAAAGTGTCAACAGTATCATAAAATATACTTAAAGCTTCACCTAGTCCTCGTCTGGTTCCCGTAATAAAATATGTCATT